GGTATTTACACGAAAGAGAAATGGTCGATTTCTTAGACAAGAAATATGGTTCTTATTATAACGCTCAATCTAAAATTAAACATTATGTTAATAATTGGGTAGACGGAGATCAGCTGACAATTGGTGGTTATAATGCATTGACTCCTGGTATGCAAAGATATTGGGAGCCTGTATTTGGTTCTAACGGAAGAACCATGTCATACAAGAGAAAACAGATTGATTGGAAAACTAATACCAACAAAATTGTTCAGTACACCGTCAGTAATACTTCTTTCATAAAAGATGAAATTTGTTACATAAATTTCAGTAATGAGAATTATGGAAGAGGACAGGTGTTGTCAGTTTCTAATAATAAAGTTTCTATTTGTCATGTTAGCGGAGTATATAAAAACAGTGCAACAGTTTCTATAACTTCTAACAGTTATATCTATGGCTCTGAGAGTTCGGTAAACACTGTGTTTACATCTTCAAATGTAGTTTCTTCCAATATACCAGTAGAAGAAGAGGCATATTGGAAAGCTGTTACTTACTTAGAATTTGAAGAAGATAAGAACGAATTTAATAAAACCATCAGAGTTCTTGATAACAGATTGAAGCAAGTAGCAGTTGATAACCTAACAGATTTATTGAAGGAATAAAATGGCTGCAGGTGATATAAAAATATCCAACGTAAAAGTTGGTAATATGGATCTAACCAAGGACAAGAAAGTTTCATTGGTTGGTTTCAACGTATATGAAGATATATTGAATCCTTACGGACCAGTTGGTGAAGTAAGAGTTATTGATGCTTCTGATGCATTAGGCCAAAACAGAATTAATGGTTCATATGATCAAGATGTCGAGATAAGATTTTCTGGAGATGATAACATTTTTAGTTCTGGTGGCGGTGGTAACTTCAAATTTAAAATGTTCCAGAATAAAAATCTAAACGATGAATCTTTTAATAACACTGGGTCTGGTCACAATAAACAATACGACATAAGATGTGTTTCTCCTGAGTTTCTAAACGCTCAGGGTAATCATATTGAAAAGAGCTTTAAAGGTAAAACCAGTGAAGTAGTCGAGCATATCCTCAAAGAAGGGTTTAAGACTAAAAGAAAAATAGATAAAGCTGACACCAAAGGAAATCGCAGAATTGTTATTCCTAGAATGCATCCTCTAGATGCATTGAAGAAAATGAATACAGAGCACGTTTCTGAAAAATATGAATCTTCAACTTTTGCTTTATTCCAACAAGGGGACAGCGGGGGCGAACACAAATATGTGTTTAAGACTTTTGAAGAATTGTTTGAACAGTCACCTGTAGTTAAATTAAGACAAACTACCAATTTAAATTTTTCTAGAGCAAATCAGCAAGACAGACAAAATTCTATCATGTGGTTTAAACCCTCTAAGAATTTCGATGCTGGACCAAGGGCTTTAGATAAAACAGAAGAATATGCTGTTGACTTGACCAGTCATAAGGTTATTGCTACAAACACAAAAAAACAAAACAAGTTTAAGTTCGCAGACAGTCAAGGAGTTTATGACCAGTCTCCCTCGTATGCTAATTCAGTGCCTGTTAGATATATACATGATAAAGCTAACAACAAAGACAAGCACACAACTTCAGAGGCTAAAACTAAAAGGGCTGCATTTCTTGCTCATCTAGCGCAAAATTCAGCAGAATTAGAAGTATATTATAATCCTAAAATTACTCTGGGTTCTATGATTGAGCTTGACATCCCAAAGAAATCAAACAGTGATTGGGAAGAAGGTGAATCACAATTCAATGGAAAATGTTTGGTGGTTGCTATAAGAACAAAATATAGAGTTGCAGCGGAACCACCAAATTGCACAATGATTCTTAGAGTTGTTAAGGCTTCATATAAACGTGGCGGTGGAGGTCAAGGATAATGTTTTATATTGCCGAAGTAAGAAATTTTGAAGACGATCCGACTAAATCCGGAAGAGTTAGAGTAAGATTGTATAATGAACATAATGATGAACAATCAATTAAAGACGAAGAACTTCCATGGGCGATGGTCGTTCAACCAGTAACATCAGCAGCGACATCAAGAATTGGTGTTTCGCCTTCTGGTCTTAAAGTTGGTTCTAGGGTATTAGTTACATATTTACCTCATGATACTGCTATGCAATATCCTATTGTTATAGGTTCATTGGCACGTGGTGATATGCCAGAAGGTCATGATGATAGTAATGGTGGTGTTGGACAACAATCTCAAGAAGCTCAGAAAAATTCTGGCGGTAAAATAAGAAAACCTGGTATTGATAATCCTGCTTGGACAAGGAAAAGTAGCTAATGGCAGAAAAGGCTTTTGATAACAACAATAAAACTGTTAGTCCAAATCATCAGACATTAGGTGGTAAGAAACCTAAAATTAATGCTGAAGTAAAATATGCAGATTCGCCAGCAGTAAAACCAGATGATTCTAAGTCATTGTCAGACGCAAGAGATAAGTTTGCACCAAACGCAGATAAGCCAACTTCTGCATCGGCTGAAAAGGGTCAAACCGATTTACCACAGTTGATGAAACAAATTGACCCTGAAGGTAAGGCTCAAGTGCTACCGCAGATGTATCAACAATTGATGCAGATGACAAATATCCTTGGTATGGGTAGCGGAATGATGGGCGGTATGGGTTCAGGCGGTTCTGGGCAAAATACTCCAGAAGGTATTATGGGTAGTCCTGATCCTATACCTGCCGGTATTACAACTGTTATTAATGATTCGTTTACTGGCGCTTTGGCTTTATTATCGTTGAAATATGGGTTTGAAAGAGTAATAGAAGTTTTCACAACCCTTTTGGATAACGGTGGTATTGACGAAGTTGATGATAGATTTCAGGAAATTGTTAAGAATTCTATAGCCAATCTAATTAAGGTTGCATTATATTATGGACCATTGAATATTCCTGTATCGGTATATGATGAAACAATTTATGGCGATATTGTTCCAAGTCCATTAGTAACAACAAGTAATGTCCCTGATGGTTATGTTAAGCAATACTATCAAATTTCTGCTGATCCATATCCAGGTTATATAGAATGGTTGTCTCCAGACAAAACCGAAAAAGTTTATACCAGAAGAGAACCTGGAACATTTGTGTATACCACACCAAACGAAGAAACTTATTCTTTGTCTGAAATTGAAATAGCTACTGATCTGAAGCCATATATTTGGGTTCAGAATCCGCAGCCAATATTAACAATAGAAATATTGAATTATATATTAGCTAAACAAGTAGTAAACGTTGAAGATAATATAACAAATAACAATATGGGCAATAACGCTAATCAAAACAACAGTAGTGGCGGGAGCATGGGAGGACAGTTACAGTCTCTTATGCAAATGCTTACTTCTCAGCAATTACCAAAATCTGTATTGAACCAAGGCGATATACAAAAGACATTGAATCAATATACTAAAGATATGACTTTTAATAATCAGTTGTTTGAAATGGGTAATCAAGCCATGGGCGGCGGCATGGGTGGAGCTTTAGGATCTCTTGGTAATATGGGCGGTATATCAAATATCATGAGTGGCTTTGGTTCTGGTGGCGGTGGTATTGGAGGAGTGCTTGGTAATCTTGGTGGAGGAAACTTACTAGGTAGTTTTGGCGGATTCGGTGGAGGATCTGGTGGTGGCGGAGGAGGCGCTGGTAGCGGATTCCCAGGAGCTTCTGGTGGTGGTTATTATTCTGGTGGTGGAGTTACTGATACAGGTAAGAAAAATATTGCTCAGATGTTAACATTGTTAGGTGTAAGTTAATGGTAGATCATAACAAAAAAGTCCCAAAGTCAGCATTAGATGAAAATGAAATACAACCAAAATATGGTTACGTTCATGGAGAGTGGGATGCTCTTGGAGGTCATCATCTAACTTATCGTAATCCAGACGAACATGAAAAATCATATTCTGAATCATTAACGCCAAGCGGCAGTTATCAAATAACGCATCATGATCAGAAGAAAAAAGAAATACATACATCAGTAAACCCTGGAGAACATAGAGGTTATGTTGGAGGTGGTAAATCAGTTCAGGTTGATGGTCACTTTGATCATAATGGTGAAAAAACTGGTAGAATGGAACATGGTGACGATTATGGAATGTCTACTGGTAAAAACTATTATAGAGGAACTGGTAAAAAAGAATTTAAAATGTCTGGGGATTCTAGATACAACGGCGTTCAGCAAGGTTCTGCTCCTGTTCATTGTAACGTTGATGCAGGAACCAATCGTCATAGAGTAAAGGGTGATAGATTTAACGCCACTGAAGGCGATTATGTATCTATGGGCGAAAAGAAAAAGATCGAAGTGTTCCAGAAAGACGTTTCGTTGTATGCTGGAGCCAATTACGACAACTATGTTAGCGAAAAAGGTAAAATAGAAACAGGTAGCACTATGATGGTGCAGACTGGTTCAACAGCTACCATTAATTCCGCTTCAGATGCTTTTGTTAAGGCAGCAACTGATATTACAATAGATGCTGGATCTAAGGTAACTATAAAGGTTGGTGGTTCTAGTATTGTTATAGAAAGCGGCACCATAACAATTAAATCTGCATCTATTAAGTTTGAGCAAGGTTAAATAGTATATGCAAGCACATAGACAAGATGACCAAAGATCTTGTGGGGCTACTACAGTGGTTAGTGGTCAGAGTTTTGTCACTATTGATAACAAATTATGGGCAGTAGAAAACGATCAAAACACTCATGGGGCAGGTGGGTTAATCGCCAGTAAATCATATATTACAATTGGCGGTAAAAAAATAATAGTTGTGACTGATAGCGCCAATCCAGATAATTTATGTCCAACGGCTGGAGGAGAACATTGTAATCCAAAGGCTTCATCCGGAAGTAGCTTAGTAGACGTAGGATAAAAATGGCATTAACAAGAGCAGACACCTTTACAGGTTCAAAAAAACAAATTGAATACTTTTCAGATTTTATGACAAGTTTTGCAAAAACACCAGTAGGCAATCAGTTAGCAAGAGTTACTAACGAGCATGCTGTTATGCAATCTCTGAAAAATCTTATACGAACTAATCTAGGCGAAAGACTATTTCAGCCTACGGTTGGCTCTGATGTCATGGCAACTTTGTTCGAACTCAATACCGATGAAGCTAGAGATTCTTTGGAATTGTTTATAAACAACACAGTTGAAAACAATGAACCTAGAGTTAATCTTTTACAAACTATTGTAAATACTGATAACATTAATGAAAACCAAATAGAAATAACATTAATTTATAATCTAATAAATAATCCAACAGAGTTAACTCTTAACTTAGTACTAAAAAGAGTCCGATAAATGGCAAATAGTTCACTTAATCTATCGTCTTTAGACTTCGATACTCTTAAGAGTAATTTTAAAGAATTCCTTAAGACACAATCAGCATTCAAAGATTATAATTTTGACGGCTCAAACATCAACGTTCTACTTGATGTTATGTCATATAATTCATTTTTGAATTCATTCTATTTGAATATGGTTGCATCTGAGATGTTTTTGGACTCCGCTCAGAAAATCGATTCTGTTATTTCACACGCCAAAGAATTGAACTATATTCCAAGAAGCGCACATTGCGCTGTTGCTAATATTACATTCACTGTAGAAACCACTGGTCTAACATCAAACAAATTAACTCTACCAAAAGGCACTAGATTTACTGGTTATAATTCCAATGGATCATATACCTTTGTTACCGATCTTTCACAGACATTTGTTTCTTCGAATAACACATATTTGGTTGATAACATCCAAGTAAACGAAGGAACATATTTCTCAGATTCTTTTGTTGTAGATTATGATATAGAAAATCAAAAATTCACATTATCTAATGAAAATGTTGATACATCAAGTTTAACAGTTTATGTTGATGAAAATGGTTCTAATACAGAATATACTTACGCTTCTACGCTTTTTGGTTTGAACGACATTTCTACAGTTTACTTTATTCAAGCTGTTGAAGGCGGGAAATATGAAATAAAGTTTGGCGATGGTTTATTTGGTAAGAAACCTATTAATGGCGCATCTATTAATGTAACTTACATTGTCACAAATGGTTCAGACGGTAATGGTGTAGAGAATTTCGTATTATCAGACAATCTTGGACCTGGTAACGGCGGTGAGGCTACTGTTTCAGATATTACAGTTATCACTAGCTCTATACAAGGTGCAAATCAAGAAAGCATTGAGAATATAAGATTTAATGCTCCAAGATATTATGCTACACAACAAAGAGCAGTTTCTGTAGATGACTATTATTCATTAGTACGTGCTGAGTTTGGTGGTGCGGTAGATGACGTTATTATTTACGGCGGTCAAGATTTAGAACCAAAACTATATGGAAGAGTTATTGTATCTATTAAACCAACTGCATCAATAACTGCTTCATCTTTATTGAAAAATGATATTATCAATTATTTGCAAGATTACATAGCATTACCAAATAGAATTATAGTTACAGATCCTGAATATTTCTATATTGATGTTACTACAACTGTTCAGTTTAATTCTAAACTAACAACAAAATATTCTACTGAAATTAAGAGTATGATTCTAGATGGAATAATAAATTTCAGTAAAGATCATTTGGAAAAATTTGGCAATGATTTTAGATATAGTAGATTCGTTACTCATATTGATTCGTTAGATCAAAGTATAACTAGTAACGATACACGTGTTAAAATCGTTAAAAGATTAACTCCTAAATTACTATTTGCTACTTCTTTTGATATAAGATTTAATAATGGCGCCGAACAAGAAGGATATTATAATGGTGTCGCTTATCCTGACGAAAGAGTTTTAGGAAGCACATCGTTCTCATACGTAGACGAAGATGATAATATCTATCCTAATTGCTATTTGGAAGATGACGCTGTTGGAAATGTTATTGTTTATACTTATTTGAAAGGCGTAAGAACAGTTCTTAAAGCTGATATAGGAACTATCGATTATAACACTGGTATGGTAACAATATCAAATCTTAAGACTGCAGATTATGATGGGTATATAGAATTGTCTTTGACTACTAAGAATAAAGATATTATTGCATCAAAGAATGTTGTGCTTTTGATCGATCCAGTAGATGTTAATATAGAAATTATAGAAACAATAAAGTAAAATGGATTTAACAATAGAAAAAACAATCTCGAATTTTGTTCAAAATCAGTTCCCCCAATTCTACCAAGAAGAGGGTGAAAACTTCATTTTGTTCGTAAAGACTTACTTTGAGTGGATGGAACAAGAAGGCCAGCCAATTAAAGAAGCTAGAGAATTATTTGAATATAGAGATATTGACAC